TAGTCTCTTCTTGTGATGGACTATTCGCTTCTGTTTTATTATCTTCTTTTGTTACCTCTTGTGGTGTATCTTTGGACTCACTCTTAGCTTGTGATGATTTGGATTCTACTGTTTTGGACTTCGTTTCTCCTTGTTCTTGGGATTGTCCAGTGGAGGGCTTCTGAGAAGGAGTATCGGAGGAAGTACCTTGTGAAGAAGGAGAGGGTGCAGGTTTGGTGTCCGAGGACTCAGCAGATGGTGCAGAAGTCGATTGTAATTCGGAAACCTCAGCGACCTTCTCAGCGATAACTTGTTGCCCCCAATCATTGAGGTCATTGAAATCAATAACCATCTCAAAGAACTCAGGGACTTCAAAGCGTTCTTCTACAACATCTTCTGCAACTTCAGCTACGAAGACTTGGGTCATATCTACAGCTAACTCAGTCTGTGTGACTGCTGCTGTACTAACTGCGACAGTACCAGCAGTACCTAGAGATGTAACCTTTTCAACAATAGGGAACTCTCTGAACTTTTCTAGTAGTGTCTTTTGAAATTCTTTAGTGCCTTCTTCGGCAACTTTAAGTGCTTTATCAGCACTGACTTTAATGTCGCCCATACCATCAGATTCTAATAATATGTCTAGTGCTTCCTTGTGTTTAACAAGAAGTTCTTTAGCGACTTTTTTATCCATTAGCTTCTGACTTTTGCTTTAGGGGTATTACTTACAAATTGCTTACCCTTTGCTCCTGCTTTCTTTTTCTTGCGAGCAGTAGATGCTCTTTCTGATTTACTCAGACTTAGTGCTTTTCGTTTAGGTAAACATCTATCAGGATTCTTTTTATTCTTAGATGTACCACAAGCACCTTTTATGTTTCCGTCCGTACCAATGCGAACCCATTGTTGTCGTCTCCACTTAGCTAATTCACCCATTACTTTTTGATTTTAACTTTCTTACGCTTTCCGTAGTTAGGGTCTTTACAGTATTTTGATGCTGCCATATTAGCATAAGCTGATGGGTATTTATCAAATGTACGCTTTGCCCAAGCGATACCTTTAGGACAGATTTTAGCCATTAGTATTTAGGGGTTGATTTAGTCTTTTTAGACTTTTTCTTTTTGATGTATAATTTACTTCTTTCCATAATTAACATTTCCATCTACGAAGGGCGAGGGCTTTACGAGTAGGTCTGCCTTTAGAATCTTTCATAGCTCCTTTAACACCTTTCATTCTAGCACAGAAGCTACGCTTTCTAGCTCCTCCACCAGGTTGTGGTGCTTTCAGATTAGAACCTGTCTTTCTGTTGTAGTAGTCTCTTCCTTTTTTAGTGAGACCACCTTTCTTGGACTTATGTTCTTTTCGTAATGATACGCCTTTTCTTTTCATTGTAAAAAAAAGCCCTCCAAGGGATTACCAAGGAGGGCTAGGATTAAGAGGGTTTATGCAGGAAGAATCTTCACTGAACACTCAGGGCGTAGTACACCATGTCCCATTGCATATTTAGCAACGAACAATGTACCTTGACGCTCGATTTGGTACTCAGACTCAGTAGCTAAGTCAAGTAACTTAACAGTACCAATAGCTTCTTTAGTACCAACTAAGATACCATGTTCACCACTGTTGTTAAGTGCAGAGAAGTCACCATTGTAACCTACTCCACTTCCACCGAAGACATCATTGTTTGATGAACCATCATCATTGTCAGCATTAGTTTGGTCATTTGACCCACCAGTACCAGCACTTCCGATGTTTCCTTCAGCAATGATTTCAAGGAAGTTAGAACTTTTCTTGAGTTGGATACCAGCTACTTCTACGATAGTACCTTTAGCAGCATCAGCAGAACCACCAGAAGTGTCTTTGTTGATAGCAACATTATCAGCAGTCAATAGTTTGTAGTATTGAGCAGGAGTAACGATAGCGTAACGACCTTCACTTGGAGCGTCTACTTCGTCTAACTTAGTAGCAGCCGCATATAATGCGTCAACGATACCAGCAGTAGTGTTAGTAGTTGCACCTGTGATTGAGTTACCACCAGCTTGAGGAGCAGATGCACCTGTGCCAGCAGCAGCAAATAGAGTCTTCATTGTAGCAATGTCGAAGCGTTTAGCTAGAGCTTTACCAAGTTCTTGTGCGTAGATTGAGCGAACATCGTAGTGAGATTTTAACTCATCAATGTTAGCGATGAATGTTGATGAAACAAGAACATCATCAATCGTGATGACACGCTCATTCATTCCTATTGAACTCAAATATGAGTTGCCAGCGTCAGCGATATTCTGACCTGGAGTATGATATTTAGCAGAAGCAATGCCTGATACTGGGAACTGAGCAGACTTACCTGATGAGATAGTTCTCATTAAGTGTAGGTCTTTCATGACATTGTTTTGCTCAAAAGCAGTCAAGATTTCTCCTGAGAAGACTTTGAGAAACAATGCATCATTGTCAGAACCACCTGAAATCAGACCACTTCTACTTGGAGATGTATTACCATTTGCCATAGTTTTAGTCTTTCTATTTTAGGGTTGTGATTTTAGTTTATTGTTTTTGTCTTCGATTATCTGCTTACCAAATGTTATCCTCCTCAGAGGGCATTGTGCTTATTAATCTTCAACGAAAGTTATAGGAAGGTCATAGCTCGTTTAGAGTATGCTTCCAATCGTAGTTGCTTATTGTCGTTAATGGGATTGTGTACTCGTCTCCAAGCACCACCACCACCATTCCAAATAAACAACCAATGCTTTACAGTAGGCTCTATTCCTTGTCTTTTAATATACGCAGAATAATGCGACAGGACTGTATAAGCAATCTCTTTAGAAATTGTAGGGTCGAAACAATCTTTGTGGTTAAGGTTTTGACCACTGATACGATTGTAGTCTTTAACCATAATAGAAGTGATTTGATAGTAACCAAACGCTTTACCATTGTCGCCAATAACTTTTGGGCTACTATTAGGATACACTTCCCACAATGGGATTTTTGACACGAAGTCTGAGAGCAACAAGATTTCATTAGCTTTTAATGGAAGGGTTAGGTATACACCCAACACAAATAATGTTAATAATTTCATTCATATTATTTCACTTGAGATGAACCAAAGTAGAAACCAATGATAGATAGTAGAGCTACTCTTACTTCAGGTAAGATAACCATACCACTTAGTTCTTTATAAGTTTCGGTAGTAAATAAACCTAATATGTTTCTTTCCATTCCGATTGTTAAACCAGCTTCTTGAAATGCCATAATGAATGGCACGATAACAACAGCGAATAGGATAACACCTACTATACTTCGTCTAACCCAAACACCATCGTTGCTTCGTTTAGCAGCTTTGTCTGCACTTTCATCAGCAGCGTTTTGTTTCTTGATTAGATTTTCTACAGTTGCAGCTTGTTGCTGTTGCATTGTAGCCATGAATTTAAACACATAGCCCATGGTGCTTCCTGCACCGAGTCCTAATAATTCGTCTGTCATATTATATTGCTGTTGTGACTTTCAGTCTGTTCTCGACCATCTGTCTATATCCAGGGTCTTCGGCATATCGCTTGTCTCTCATTGCTCTTGTTACCTCAGCAGCAGAAGCAAATGGTTTAGCACCAGCATCAGCAGCAGAAGTCCCACCTTTTTCTAGTGATGGCTCACCACCTCCTAGAGCTTTGTATTGGGCATATAAACCTTTAACTGCAACAGTTGCTTGGCTTACAGTTCCACCCTCTACAATAGTATTAAAAGCATCTAGCTCTTCATCGGATAGGTTCTCACCTGCCCACTTAGCCATAGCTTCATACTCCCCAACACCACCAACTGTTTCGTGGATAGTATTGGTCTGAGCATCTACTAATGATTGCTGTCCTGCGATATACGCATCGACCATTTCTTTAGGGATACCAGCCTGTGCAAGACTATCATAAGTCGCATCGGATAGTTCCCCATTAGTTGTAAATTCTTCAGTCGCACTTGAGATGACCTCATTAGAAGGAGCAGGGGCTTCATCAGTCTTCTTCGCTTCTTTTGTTTCTTTAGGTTCTTTTGGCTCTGATTGTTTCTTCTCTAACTCAGCATAGGCTTGTGCCATATCCTCAGCAGATTCAAACTTTTCAGGTAACCACTCAGGGCGTTCACTTTCAATAGGTGTCTCTGTCTCTGCTACTTGTTCAGTTTCAGATACGATTGATTGACCCCTAGCTTTAGCAGCTTCATCTTGCATTTGAGCTTGCTTTTCAAGTGAGATATTTTCTTCCTCACTGTGTTCTTGTATTACTACTCTTTCCATATTACTCGCTTAATTGTTGATTCATATTCGCTCCGTCTTGAGCTTGTGATAACTGGTTACTAATAGCGTTTACACCATTAGGTACAGCAGCTTGCATCATCGCTGCTTGTTGGGCTTGTTGAGCTTCTTGTTGCATCTGTTCAGGAGACTTAATAAGCTCTTGAGTTTTGATACCAAGTGATGTAGCTCTACGCTTAAAGTATTCACTTACATTCACAAACTGAGCTACTGCTTCTGCTCCAACAACTTGAGATGCCCCAGCTAAGAACAAGTCAAGTTTCTGTAAATCGTTACCACGACCGAGTGCTTCTACTCCTGTAATAATAACAGGATTAACAACATTCTTAGGTAGGTCAGGTAATGATTTCTTTTTCTTCATGACTACCAATAGTCTGTTGACCATTGGCATCTGAAGTTCTGTACTGAGTAGGGAGTATAGACCACCAAGGGCTGACTCTAACTCAATACTTAACATTCTTATTTCTTCAGCAGTCACTCGCTCGGCTTGGCGAACAACTCCTGATGTAAGTAAGAAGGCGTGTCCAAGTCTATCTTTAATTTGATTGATAGTTTCTTGGGCAACTCTAAAGTCATTAAATTTATTTAGTTGAAGGACTGATACATCTGCTGCGTTACCTTGCGAGATAGCACCATTAGGTGACTCTGCAAGTGTCTTAGCTCTAGTCGTTCCGTTAGGATTAACAAGGAACAATACTTTAGCTGCTGCTGCACTACCTTCAACGATAGCTTGTGTAAGAGACTCAAGTGATTGTAGGTCTCCTAGATATTCTTCTACATATCCACGACCATAATCTTCTCCATCAATACGAGTAAAGCGAAGAGGTATGAATGGGTTTTTGTCTAGTTTGTATTTACCTTCTGAGGATGGAATACGAGTACCATTGATGTCCTGGTAGACATACCAGTGGTCACTCTTACGACATACTGCTGTGTATAGATTGATTGTCTCGTCAGCACTTTCACCTTGTACACCAACAAGCTCCTTTAGCTCATCGGATAAAGACATATATGAAAGAGTTTCTTTTGTGCAGATGTATAGGATATTACCCATAGCATCTCGCTCTACACAATATCTGTCAAGATGAAACACTCTCATACCACCATCATCAGGCATATATACTAAAGCATTACCAGTAACGATAAGATGCTTGAGTGCTTCATGGATTGCTACACGATATGTTTCACGACTGATTTCTTCCATCACAGAATCTTCTACTTGTTGAAGTCCTGCTTCTATTTCAGATAACATACTTGCATCTGCACCTTCGGCAGCCAAAGCATACTTATCTACATTCAGTCTAAAAAATGGGGCGTTAGGGGGAAGGAGTGCGAGTAATAGTTTTGATGCTAGATTGTTAGTTCCTCTTGCCCCAACGCCTTGGAAAGGGGTATCTAATCGACTGTGAGAACCGAAACCCTCATCAGGCATAATGTATGGCAGAGTCAATTTAGACGCTTGTCTAGCTCTATCAAGGTATTGGTATCGCTTCCCTTCAAGGGAGGTGTACAGGGACTCTGCTGTTTGATAACTCATTATTCTATTTCTTCAGTTAATAATGTAACTTCACTTACAGTTGTTTCATCGTCTGTAAGGCTGATATAGTTTGTGACTTCTAAAGCCCATGTGCCATCTTCACAAGGTACTGGTGAGTTGTAGTAACGAGTACCACTACCAACCTTGTAGTAAGCATAGCCACGAGCTTGACCTTCGGTAGTGGCTCTCTCGAACCCAGCTTCCTCAGAGTCAAACACTATGTACTTAGGGGTGATTGTTTCTTCTTCTGACATGATTAGTAAATTTGATATTGATTATTTATGTTAGCTTCAATCGCAGGTCTGTTAAGAGACTGGTCTGAATTGTATGCAATAACTTCTTGTATAAAACCATTTAATGCTCTACCAGCTTGAACTGTTCCTCCTCTAGCTCCTATAATAAAATTAGAGCCAGCTTCAAAATCGTAAGCATCAGTACCATTTGAGTATCCATTTTGGTTAGCATTTTGATTTAGTGTATTATCATTATTGTTATTGTAATTAAATGATACTAAAACATTACTACCACGAATAGCAGATATTCTGTCAACTGTAGTATTTGTTGCACTACTTCCGTTACTTAATGCAAACACATCTGTTGAGGTATAATAGTAAATAGATTGTCCTATCTTATTACCACCACTATCGTTATCAGCACTACCAGCTATATAGCCACTAGCTCCATCTGTAACATTACATACTGTATATATACTTTGTGAGCCAGTTTCGTTGGCAGTTAATACTTGTGAACCAGTTGCTAGAGATGTTGTACTTCCATTGAACTTTATCCCACTAGGATACAAGCCACCATTTGCTATAAGCTGTGGTTGTTTGTTATCTTGTATTTGTACTGCATTCTTATTATTACTACTTTGGTCAT